AGCACTAGACGCAATGTTTTTGTATAGGTCAACACAAGGATTAACCTTCTCACCTTGGTTGTTGACAATGATTGCCTGCTCAGGGCTTTGACTAAGGGCAGCTTTAACTAGGGTAATCTGACTGGCCTGCTTTGTGACAGCATACATTTCGTCAGAGTTAGTAGCCAGGAACTGTACGTTACCAGGCATCAACCAACTGACCCATGCTTCCATCAGATTCTTTTCACCATCGTTGTAGTAACGATAGATAAATACTTCGTTGAGACTCTGACCGCTAGCAGCAATCATAGAGTTCTGTGGACTAGCAGTCATGGAGTCAATGTCAGGACTGATCCATTCTTTTACAACACGTGAGATGTCTAGCACCTGGGGGTTTTCTTGTTGACCCCTCGTCACCATACTGAATACCCTAGAATAACCAGGAGTCTTACTGACAAAACAAATGTTTGTACCGACCTCTACAGGTTCTATGTTCTTGTCCATCTGATAATTAGACAACGTACGAATCGTCGTCAATGATGGTGTAAGCACACCGGTATCAGAGAACATAATGAACTGCTGATTTTCAGAGAACAGCACAACACCCTGTGCAGTAGGCAGAACGGAGTGTAGGGAAGTAGGTCTGACAGAGGAACAGCTAATGTCTACAGGGTCGCTGTCAACGATAGTCTGTGCGGTAGAAAAGAAAAAGTTATAGAAATCACCGGATCTACTAAGAATTACATTATCATCACTTATGAATCCAAGGCGATTGTTGTTAAAGAATGCACTAGCAATCTTGCTGCCAACAAAACTAGGGTTTGAGTTTGTTGTCAGGTCACCAACTAACCGATCAGTATAGTCAATCTGCCTAAAGATGAACGTGTTCAGAGCAGTGTTGACAAGTTCGTGTGGCATTGTTGAGTTGTCAAGACCCTTAGAAACTGTAGGGTCAATAGTCTCTTCGTAAAAACCTTCACCACTCGTACCATCGTTAGCAACAAACTTGACCCAAAAGTCAGAGTCGTTACCTGCAGTTAGTTTGATTTGGAACAGACGACCGTGCCGTGACTGTACAGGTAGATCAGATGTACTGACTGCAACCTCTTTAAGTGCAACCAAAGCAAGGTTATCTATACCACCTTCTGCATGAACATCCATGTCTGCAGTGTGTTGTAGCTCCAGTTCGTTAGCAAGTTTTGTTACTGTGATGTTTGCGTGCGAACCAGTCATGGCTTCAATGTCAGTCTTGAGGTCATCAAGAATGTCATCTGCAGAAGATGAAGAGGAGGTTGTAAACGTGGCAGTTTGTTTAGAACCACCAATTGTAATATCTACAGTGTACGTCTCACTAGCTACAACAGTTTTAAGAACAATAGAAGCTGACCTGTCAGAGTCATAGTTAGAATCTGTGACGGCTGTGTCAGCAGCTACAGTCTTGCTACCGTTGACAATGATACTGGTGTCTTGGATAGTGATGATCTTGTAGTCATCCTTTGTACCACTCAGATAACCAGTGCCATCTGTAAAAGAGACATTTGCTGCAACACCAGACACTGCATTCCAGATGTCAATGTCAGCACCTTTGATGACACCAATGTATTCTTCAGCATCGTCACGTCTAATGTAAAACCACTTACCATTATCGTAAGTAGAACCTGTACCTAGATTGACAATATGTTCAAAGCCAGGTCTCTTTGTTAAACCATAGGTAGCATCAGGAAAGCCGTTGTAGCACTCACGGACTTGACCTGGAAGTTTTTTGTTGTCTGATTGTTGGGAAACACCACCAAGGTAGCTTCCAATCCGTTGAGTAACTGCAGGCATTTATCTAATTAGGGCTTTGTAAGGTTGATAACTGATGTACTGATTTGTGTTTCCAGCGTGACCAAAGAATGTATAATCACCTTGATTGCATTCATACTCCATAGCCATAGCCCTGGTAAATGCTTCTTTCTGTTGCAAGATTTGATAAAGATTGTTGTCGCCTACAATCCTGGATGACGTGGTAGTAGCAGCACGTGCAGTAATAAAGTCAGCAATTGGCTTTGGTAAGTCAACCCAATCAAATAACCACACGATGTCCACTTCAATGTCGTTGTCAAAAGTAAACTTGTGATGAGCTTTGTCGTAAAGTTTTCCGTTACGACGAATCACATCTAGCTCAACGTTTTCTGCATTGTTTGTGGCGTCGATCTGTAAGATGTTATTAGGAATCAGGATTTCATTGTCCGTGTTCCTAGCCATCTTGTAATGGTTTTCTTTGTTGAATGTCCATCCCTCAGCCTGTACTTCCCGAGAGACTTCTAGCAAAGTCTGATAGGCAATCGCAACGTCCGGGTTGGTTTGATCTAGGGTAGTCACAGGCGCTTGACCACATGACTGCAGAATTTGATTCACAGCGGGAAGTTCTTGCTGCGAGTTAGTGGTAGGAAAAGCCATATAAATAAAAAAAAGGGACCCCGAAGGATCCCTATAGGTTGATAAATCAGAATGCGGCAGGCTTGGTAGCGGTACCAGCAAACAGTTCCACTGCACAGGCAGGGTTCAGGTAGTCTGCACCCATGGCGAGACGACCTAGGATCACGTCACCTTGGTAGACCACGGAAACGTCACCCGAGGTGACTTGCACCTGGGGACCAATGGCTTCGACACAACCAGCAGCTTCGCGCTGGAAGACCAAACCACAGGAGTTTGCGAATTCGGTTTCTTCACCGTACTCGTTGTTGATGCCAGTGACATCAGCAGCAGCATCTTCCACAGCTTCGCTGACAAAGGAGCCAGTGTTGCCAGGGGAAGTGGTGCCAGGGTTAGTAGCAGAACCAGTTCCGTACTTGGTGCCATACTGGCTAAAGAACGGAATGTTCATGGACTTGTAGATCTTGATACCAGCAATCTCCACAATGCCCTGACCGGACTGCAGGCCATCGCCTTGCTCGTCACGGTTGATCAGTCCGTTGTTGCCAACTTCCTGAATCAGTGCATAGTATTGACGTGGGTTCAGAATACCTACACGACCTTCTTGGCTGACACCTTTCTCATCGAGAGCTGCAGCAGCGTCGAAGAAAGCGGTTGTCAAGTTCTGTGCGTTATAAGCATCAGATGCATTGGCAGTAGCGCCAACACGGATTTGGGTGCCACCCGGCTCAACGAAGTTAGACTTGGTGATAGGGGAAGCAGCACGTGCACCGCGAGTGATAGCGCGGAAGATCAGACGATCATACTTTTGTGCAAGTGCATAACCGATCTTGCGTGAAATTTCAGAACGCAGATCGTAGTGGGCCAGAGTCTCATCCAGGTCATATAAGAATGCACTGGAGATGAGCAGATCATCAACTGTGATGGTCTTCTCAGCCACCGGAGGTGCACCGTCGGAGTTACCGAGGATTGCGTTTCCGGGGGTATGGTACTCAGCCGTGGTGCGACCAGTATAGATAAACTGAAGAGACTTGCCGTTCTTCAGAGTACGCTTCATGATCAGGTCACGAGCGATAGCATTGTACTGGAAGCCTTTGAACATTTCTCCACTGAACAGTTTCAAGTAGAGAGCGCGGGCATCTCCCGCAGAGTTAGACTGACCAGGACGAGATAGACTCGTGGTCAGTGTAGAACTTTGATGTGCCATTGTAAGGAGTAAATAGTATTAACCAACTCCCAAAGCTTTGAGAAAAATTTTTGTGGTCTATCCCACCGTCTAGACGGCTAATGGGTATCCGCGTACGGGCCAAAAGCCAAGACAGGGCAGGTCCTACTTTGAGGTGCCTACCCCGCAGGCGTGGATGCTTTCCTGTCATCCACTCCATAAACCGTCCCCTCGGGTTTTACAATTGTGGAAAGTCCAAATAGTATTAATTCGAGAGAGCAGAGGGGTCAGGTTTATCCTGTCCCTCTTTTTTTTTATTCAGTTTTTTAGCCTCCGTTTCAGGCGTGAGCCTGGTAATAGAGGCTTTCAGTTTGTCACTTTGATGCGACATTACGCTTAACAATATAGGCAACGCCGCGATACCTCAAGACAATTTTTTTTTGTTCGGCTTGCTGTTCGCGTACACGTTGGCGCAGTTCGATTTCAGACATAGTAGACTCCAAAAACCTTACCCCCCGTTCCATGAGTAAGATGCCTGCGTCCCGAAGGATGAACGTATGGCTGGAGTCTACTTCTTTTTTGCAGTCTTGGCAGAACGCCTGAAGTTTGCTGCAGTTGGTGCACCTTTTGCTCCAGCCTTACGCATCTTCTCGCCACTGCCAGCAGCGATACGCTTACGTTTTGCGTGGATGTTAGCGTATAATCCAGGTTTAGCCATAGGTTTTTTTAGATTTCTTTTTAGCAAGAGGTAGTTGTGGACCAGTCCGTTTGAGAAATGTATCTTTCTCGTTGGGATTGTCTGTACTCTTACCTTTGTTGTAGATCTTTTGTTTCTTTTTTGCACCTTGGTGGCCGGGGCCAATGTCAAAGGACTGTGAAACAAAGTTACTACCAAAGGCTTTTTGGTCAACCTTGTGTTTTTTCATCAGCATTTCCATTTGCGTAATGCAAGAGCCTTCCGTGTAGGACGACCCTTACTGTCTTTCATTGGTCCTTTGTTACCAGACATGCGGGCGCAGAAGGACCGCTTGCGAGGGCCACCACCAGGCTGAGGTGCCTTTAGGTTAGACCCTGTAGCTCGATTGTATTTACGACGACCAGCAGCAGTCAAGCCACCAGACCGTGATTTGTGTGTACCGATCTTAAGACTTACAGAACGTGTACTACTTTTTGTAGCCTTTGCCACTTTTCTTGCCTCCGCAAGAGCCTTTACCTTTGTATGCCATTAGGCCATACCTTTACGACGACGAAGCTTTGCAAAGTCTGCAGATTCGATCTTTAGCTTATCACCAGCTTGTCCTGCGATCATACGTTGACCACGGGAAAGCTTTTTCTTTTTCATTTTTTTAGCAGGGCGTCCAACTTTGGAGCCGTATGTTCCAGGTCCGTAAGGCATTGTTAAAAATCAATATCGGAAAATTCAAGCTTACGCATAACGTCATTCCTGTATGCAGTGTCACGCTCGTAACGAGGATCGTTCATAGCCTGCACAAGTTCGGCTTGACTGCGGAAACCTTGAGTCGAATCAGAAGCAGCTTTGCCCTGTATTAACTCACCTTCAGTACCTACCGAGTCTTGGTACCGAAGGGCAAGTGCTTGAATGGCAAAGAAGGCAGCTTCAGCGTTACCGCTGTCCATGATGCTGTCATACATACTGATCTCTTGTTCGGAAAAGTTATCCTTTGCCCAACCAAGAAGTTCTGTATAACTTTCATCGCCACCAACAGTACCCTTAAGGTCAGCAACGGCCTCTTCGGTCATTTGCATTGGTTGGCTTTCTTCGATCTGACGACGGTAATCGAGATGCATCTGTGCTAGATCAGAAGGATTAGCAGAAGATAGTTCATCTAACAACTCGTCACTAAATTCATTGTTCAGTTCACCTTCCCACAACCTGTCGAATAGGTCACTGTCAACTTCTTCAGACTCTTCAGCTTCTTCTGACTCTTCAGCTTCACCATCAGGTTCTTCATCAGAGCCTAGTTTCTTTTGCAGTTCAAGGTATGCAGATTCAAGTTCTTGTGCGTTCTTGTATTTACCAGCAAGCATTTGCTCCTGGTCTTCCTGCATTTGTTCACCGACTTGCAACGAATCTTGTTCGTCTGCATTCAGTTCACCCGGAGCGTTTTCGTCCGGGATCATAGACATTACTTCTGCCATTGTTATTGGGTGGATGTTTGTTGTTGTTCAGCCATTTCAGGATTCTTAGATGGATCCATCATTGGTGTTTTCATTGCATCAACTTCAAGCTTCTGTTGTTCGAGCTGCATTTGTTGTTGCATTGCGGATTGCTGTTCCTGTTGTACTTCTTCCATAGAACGTACAAGGTTAAGAACATCAATACCTTGTGCAGCAGCAAGACGTTTGATAACTTCGTCAGTGTTGATGAACTGTGCGATAGACTCAGGTCCGATTGTACCTGCAAGAGTTGTCAAGAAAGATCCAAGACTTTCACGATCTTGACCACGGCCTAGTGCATTGACACCTGCAACGATTGTAGGTTTGACAATGTTCTTAGGGATCCGTGGTATTTCACCCTTACGTTGTGCTTCGCTGAGTTTGCGGTTCAGGTACGGAACAAGGAAGTCAACAGTTAGCAAGCTAAACAAACCACCAAGCTGTTGCTCTAGTTCCATCTGTGTCATCCGCACCTCTTCTGCAGTTGTGCGTTCGCTTTGCCTGACGTTCATAATCAGAAAAGCTTCACTCAAGCGGCGTTCAAGGATTTGTGTCATCTCAAACGCTGTACGGAAGTCGGCAGTTTTACCAACCTGCACAACACCGACATCATCAGGACGACCCTGAATGATTGCACCGTTGCCTGCAGCGGCTAGAGTGCTTGGCTTTGTAGTGGATGAGGGGCTTACAGTAAATACAACCTTTGCGGCTGCTGCAGAGCCTTCTACGAGTGCCTGAGACAGTCCTTCGAGTGACTTTAGATCACCAATAAATTGACCGACACGTCCACGTCCGTAACTTTCACCATCGACAGTGTTAAATCTAAGTGGGATCCAAGGGGTTGTATCGATAGGAGACTTGCCTTGTGATCCTTTAATAATTTTGTCACCGACTTCTTGATGCCACATGAAGCGGTTGTTGTCACGCTTTACATGTGTGTATACATCAGTGTCGTCATCAAATTGTCCTTCTTCACTGACACTCTTTGTGTCAATAAAGAAATCAGGTGGTAGTTGATCTTTTAAAATACGTTTAGAGATACGTTCTTTTGTGATTATTTCAACCACTTGACCGTTGCCATCCCGATCCACAACGTAGCGGTTCAAAGGGTAGACCTTCAGTCCATACTTACTCATGTAGACAAGAGCGTTGCCACTGACAACAAGATGCAGCAGTGCTTGGTGCACAGCTACACGGTCATCAGATGCGGCAATAGATTCAAGAATGATACGCTCAATCTTTGCAAAAGACAAATCAAGTTCGGATTTAATTTGTGGTCCGAAATCTTGACCCAACTGACTTTCGTCAAGTTGTAGCTTAAAAAACGAGGTCTGTACAGGAAGCAGAGCTAGCATCAACTTAGATGCCAACGTCACACAACCCTTAGCGCCTACGCTTTGAAATGGTGTCTTAAGCTGTTTCATGCCTACGGTGTATTCTTCATGACCGCGGACTAAGTATGGAAGAGTCAGCTCTGATGCTTGACGTGCTTCTTCTAAGAACTGGGAACGATCGCTGGCTAAATAATCATATCGTGTACGTGCTGACATTAAACATTAAGTGCAGAAATTTTCATTAGACGGCCACCTTTGCGGCCAAAAGTTCCAGATATACCTTTCATTCTAGGCTGTGAGGCAGGACCACGTGTAGCAAAACGAATGCCTTCTACTTCTGGTCGTGTCTGTGATGCTTGTAAACTACTTCTATATTGATCCGACATTTGTTGCTGCCTTTGTGCAGCTTCAGTTTGACTGGTTTGCAGTTGGCTTTTGAACGATAAGCCTAAACGTTGCTCTGCAGCAACACGTTCAGCAGACATTTTTGCTGTAGTGTCTGCAAGTTGCGATTGAAACCCAGCTTGTATACCACTAATTCTATCATTTAAACCAGAAATACGGTTTTCGTACCCAGCTCTCTCTTTTGAGAAATCATAAGGCTCGTACTTAGGAACGTCTTGCAAAATCTTTAGTTGTTTTTGCAAGTCTGATATCTGCTGTGCTTGTGCAGGATCAGTTTGGTATTCAATTTTAGTTTCAGTTTTAGGAGTTGGAATTGGTTTAAAAAGGGTGTAGCTGCTACTCCCCCTACCTCTTTGTTGCGTGTAATCACCTGCACTATAATAACCTGCAGGTGCTGATGATCCAGCTGATCCTGCAATAAGTTGTTTGGCATCAAGAGCACGTTCTAATTCACCATAACGCACAGCCCTAAAATTATAATCTAAGTTTCTTCTGGATGCACTACCAGTAGGCTGGTCGTATAAGAACATCGACCGGTGAAAGTTTACGGTTGGGTACCGTAAATCTCTATGCTGCTGTTCCATTAGTTATCCTCCATATATTTAATGACCCACTCAACGACACTACGTTGACCAGATCGGTACATAATTTTTTGCATTGCATCATCAGGTGTAGGGTTGGTCGGTGGGAAGGCTTCTTCTAATGCGTGTATTAATCCTTGAGAATTCATCCCAAGGACTTCAAGCATATTGGGGGAGGTTGACATTACTATGTTCAAAGAAGGCGGGCATACGAGCAGATTTAGTAAACGAAAGTTCTGGTGCTTTGCCTTGATACATTAAATTATCGCTGGAGTCAAGCCAGAATTGTTTGTCTAAATGCTTGTCGGTGTTACTACCTAGTGGTTGCATCACCCAATTGATAGTTGCCTTACGGAGTTTATCAAGAGAAGGACTGATGCTAAGCCCCAGCTCCCGACAAACAATGCTATTGGCAGCAACGTGAATTTGTTCATCTCTACTTATGTCCGCACTTACGGTACGCATTCCAGGGTCACCATTAGCGCGGAGCAATGGTAAAAGAACGAAGAACACTGCACGCTCGGCAACCATCGCTTTGAGGATTGTATGATCCGGATGCGCTGTCCAAGCATCACGTAGCCGTAACGCTTCAGCCTCAGCTTTTTGATCAACCCCGTAAGCATTGGCAATGTAACCAAGTGCGAGATCATGGTTTTCTTCGTCTTTGACATTGGATTCCAATAGCTCTCGTGATAGCTTTGGTACGTCGGTCGCCAGTCCATTACGAATAAAATCTCCCACAGGTAGTTCCATGTGTCGCAAGGCAAGGGCACGGAGCAGAGTCTCGTGTGCACCTTCCTTGCATGTACCAGCAGTTGTCTGTACTGGTGTCCATTTGCGTTTTCTGTCTAGTAGTTTTTGATAAGGATTCATTCTTGACAATCACATTGAGGTTCTTCATTTAAAATGCCTCCTAAATACTGTTCGATATCACTGTCAGCTAATGCAGCATAAGCATCAGACTTGTCTTGAGTGTCAGGCATTACCTGTAAACTGTAATAGAGGCTAGTTTGCGGGGACCGTAGCCACTCTTCCACGAATTCATTATCGTAGGTTACAACGTCACTCCAAGAGTTAAAGCTATATCCATGAAGAAGCCCTGTGCTGTTAAGCAATGTCATCAATCCGTCAGCGACTGCCTTGTAGGCATCCCAACCGACTTCTGATGCAATCTCAACATCACCATAATTATATGTTTGTACACCGAACGTGCCGCTATCACGGTCAACAGTACGGCTGATAGGTGGTGCAATTTCAGGAGTAGATGTGAAGCCATCGAGATCTTTTGACCTGTAGCTACACGATGCAGTAGGGGCAATTGCAAACGCCCTGTCCATGTTGTGTGACCTAGCAACACGTGCTGCAAGGTTGATACCTAGCTTCATTTGTACTGCTAGTTCATAGGCTGGTGTTCGTACTACCACTCCAGTGTTGAGGCACCGAAGTGCTTCACCGAACTGTTCGTATGTTACGCCGTACCGCCGTAGGAGATTTGCGAGTCCAAGCATTCCAAGTCCGACTTGTCGGTCAGTTTCGCTTGGCAAATATTCTCCTGAATCGCCAACGCCAGTTCGACCATGGAGTTCGCACAATTGCTGCATCCCTTCAGTGAAAGCTCTTGGAATGTCGTCAAATTCACAGGCAGAGAGAGCGATATGCTGCAAGAGACAGGTGCCTCTGCTTGACAAATACACTTCAGTGCAAACGTTACCGCGGATTCTTTTTCCATTTTTGTCATACTTAACTTTGTTTAGCCAGATGTCACCGGACTTAATTCCGTGAAGCAATTGTTCTTTGAATGTACATTCTTCCCACCATTCATCTGTGATGTTGATGCAACGCTTGACCCATGGCAACTCTGATCGTGATACATTGATAAACTCAAGAGCATCATCGTGGTTGAGATCAAGGTGACACACTATCGCACCATTACGATAGGTGCCGCCCCTCCTCAATATCTCATTTAAGGTGCTGTAGATTTTGGCAAATGATACTGGTCCGCTTGCAACGAGCTTGTCATTTCCTTTAATTGATTCCGTTCCTTTGGGTCGCAGCTCCGACAAGTGGACCGCGCAACCTGCTCCATTTCGTAAAGCATGAGAAGCAAATCTCCAGCTTGCTTCAATTCCATCAGGACCCTCCATTGAGTCTTGTACTACAAATACTGTGCAGCTAACTGGAAGCCTTGACTCAGGGTTGTCAAGCCAAGATTGTACACGTCCAGTACGTGCAATGTAAGAGGTGGTCATTAGTTAAATAAGATCAGTAAGTGTTGGTTCTTTATAGTTAGGTCCTTTTAGAACCTTGCCATCAGCTCTGTAGATAGGCTTACCGTCTTCTCCAAGCTTCGACATATTTGATTTGTGGACCCTACGCATTGCTTCGTCTAGATCCCATTCTTGGCTAGCAGCCATTTGGTAGCAGACATACACAAGGTCCGCTAGTTCTTTGAGCTGCTCACAATCATCTTTGAAATGAAAGGCTTCGTGAAACTCTGACCACTCTTCATCGATCAAAGCTTTCTGAACGCCCCTTTCTGTCTTCCCACTCATCAACATATACGCTGAGCGGAACTGCTCGGCCTGATCCATCAACGTTAGGTGATTCAAGAAGGGTGTTGTCGAGTTCATTTTGTAGGTAGTGGATTGCTTTCTTTAAGTCCTGCTCTTTGCTGTCTTTATGACCAGCACGAACAATATATTTGAGAGCACAACCAAGGTGGTAATTTAATCCTTGGTCTCGTATAAAGTCCCACGTTTCCATGGAACCTCTTGTGTAGTAGGCGGGTGAGAAATGGGCCATTGTTGTACTAAGTTGCTGACAGTGTTGCAAAGGCAGAAGTTTTGACGCTGTAATGCCATCAGTAATGTAATGATGTCTTCTTTGTCTGCCTTAGGTAAAAGATCATCCATTCGTCGGAGCTTAAACTCTTGCTCCATTGTTAACTCAGTGACTGGTGGCGGTGGGATGCCAGGGAATGACTCTTCGTTCGGCTGCATCATAATCGGTGTGCTGTAAGATTTTTGCGAGACGAGCGTTCATCAATGCAGTGTCTTCATCCAATTCTTTGGACTTAAATGCTTTGACAACTGTGTCCCATGTGTAGCCGTCTTTCTCAAGTAGATCGACAGCACGTTTAACACCAATTCCAGGTACGCCGGAGTAGCCATCGGTCTGGTCTCCTGCCATCGTCTGAATCAAATGCCAACGCATACCCTCTTTCTCTGTAATGGTTACAATTTCTTTAAGGTCGTAAAGTTTGCCAGGGATCTGTCGCATGTCCTTATCAGGACTGACGATAACGTTACCCGGCTCGAACGTTGCGTAGATACCCATGGCATCATCAGCTTCTAGTTCTGGTAGCCGAATGACCTTGTATGTTTTGTCGAGTTCAGAAATTACTCGACGATAACCACAGGGCTTCTTACGATTTCGGTGACCTTTATAATCAGGATATATTTTTTTCCTGAAATTTTTAGAGTCACTAAAGAAGAGTACAGGCTCACTATCCATGAATTCAGACGTGATCTTTTTGATGTCACGTTCGACGGCACGGTAAGCTTCACTGAACTTACTGACAACGGTAATCACATCATCACCCCAATCAATCTCATCCTCTGATGCAGCGCAGCACTTGTAGACAATGAAGTCAGCGTCAATAAGAAGTTTCATTTCTTGTAGTACCATGTGAGAAACTCATCACACTTGGCACGGCGACGTTCATGCATGTAAGGGTAAAACTTAAGAACAAGATCGTGAATCAGTTGACGTTTAGCCGTACGCCATCTACCAGAAGCCTTGTAGTGTTCAGGTTGTGATGGTCTTTTTTGCAATCCAGACAGGTTGCCTACACAACCAATTGCTTCATAGAAAGACCACAACACATCCATGTCAGTCATTTCAACTTCCATCTGCCATTTGTCCTTTGTTTTGCTATAAGAAAGACAACCTTCACCTTCAAAGATGCCAATCGCCCATTGGTATGGATCAATGAACGTCAGCCCAACTGTATCCTTGCTTGGCTTCGGCTGCGATTGGTACTCTGAGGTTGTAGTATTCTCCAGCCGCTGCTGCGCTGAATACCAAGGATGTTGATAGGTCTGTTGCATGGTCGGGGTGGCACTCGAATTGGAGTTCGTCATGTATGAAAGCAAGCTGTGCACAGCACAACTTTGTAGATTGAATAGTTTGTTGATTGATAAGCATCCAACGCTTCGCGACGGTGCTGGCTCCTGATTGCAGGCAGTAATTGAGTGACTTGTGTTGGCTGTCTACTTTAATTTGCCTGCCGTCTAAAGATTTTATGTAACCTTTTTGGCTAGACCTTTTAATAGACTTGAGAAGTTCCGAAAGGCCGTCAATAGCAGAAACAAACGCTTCTCTGATCTCTTCACCTTTGGATTTAGCATCGATATCATTTAAGGAAGAGTCAAAGGAATGTCCAATTTTGGCGTCACCTGCTCCGTAGAGG